GGTATTGGATTAGAAACAACAGTTTACAATATTGCCATCACTGGTGGAATACTTGCTGGTGGTGTTGCTTTAGAAACAGCAGTTTACAATGTTGCTGTTACTGGTGGAATACTTGCTGGTGGTGTTGGATTAGAAACAGCAGTTTACAATGTTGCTGTTACTGGTGGAATACTTGCTGGTGGTGTTGGATTAGAAACAGCAGTTTACAATATTGTTCCCACTGGTGGTTCACTTGCTAGTGGTGTTGGATTAGAAACAGCAGTTTACAATATTGTTCCCACTGGTGGAATACTTGCTGGTGGTGTTGGATTAGAAACAGCAGTTTACAATATTGAGGTTACTGGAGGTTCACTTGCTGGTGGTGTTGCTTTAGAAACAGCAGTTTACAATATTGAGGTTACTGGTGGAATACTTGCTGGTGGTGTTGCTTTAGAAACAGCAGTTTACAATATTGAGGTTACTGGAGGTTCACTTGCTGGTGGTGTTGCTTTAGAAACAGCAGTTTACAATATTGCTGTTAGTGGTGGTTCACTTGCTAGTGGTATTCCTGAGATTGAATTAGAATATAACCCACTCTCGATGGGCGGGGCAATCAATAACGGATCATCTTTAATTTACTTTGATTATAATATAATTTCATTTTTGAACTTAACCATCAATGGATCAGCCTCGGTTGATTTGGTATTCTTAGCATCAGGTGGAGCGACTATATCTCCATCAAGTTTTTCAAATCAAGAAATATCCACTTCGGGCGGAGCAAAAGTTTCTATTTATTCAATTGTTACTATGGATTTTTATAATTTCTTAAGAGATATAAAATATTCATTTGAGATAGGACAAAAAGTTTATTTTGTAAGTAGAAATTTAAGTACACAAAAAACTATTATATCAAGAATTATTTTAGAAAATAATGTATTTAGATATGTTACATCATTGGGGGATTTTTATTCGAATGAATTGTCACCTGTAGAAGAAAAGGATACTATCCTAAACCTCAACACAGCAAATATAGATTCCAACTTAAAAACAATAGAAGACAACACAATATCTCCCTTGCCCCAAGGTGGTCTTGTAAAACTTGCAGATACATTAAGGCAAAAAGACAAAATTTTAAATATAAGCGATAAGATAAATAATTTAAGCAAACACAAAAAGCCACCAAGTCCAAAAGGCGGAAAATTTGTGTTAAATTCAAATAATTCAAACGATTTGATTGAAAACAACCGAGAAAAAATAATGAAAAAAATTAAACAATTAAGTGGTGGTTAAAATGATTATAAACGAAAACTTTTTGGGCGGCATAAAATTAGCGGGGTGTGTCGTTGAAGAATTTTTGAAAAACTACAACACACTATACGGTCCCGGAGATATTGTTTATAGTTTAATCAAGGCAAATCGTGGAGTTTTAGAAAAAGTTATAATAAAATCACAAAAACTAATTAAATCAAAAAAAACATATAATCGATTTGTCGTTCTATACACAGACACATTAAATGGTCTTTGGAACGAAGACGATCTGATAGAGTTTGAAGATGCAAAATTAATTGCCGAGAACTATTGGTTTGACAAACTTGCTGATCTAGAAAATATCAAAAAATGCTAAAAATAAACCGGCCCAAAATTGCAAAATTTTGGGCCGGTTTTCTATTTATTACTAATTACCTTTGTATGATCAGATGGCCAAACCGGCTTTAACGATCACAACATTGCACTCTGTGGAGGCTGGTCCTTTAAGAACCAAAGTTGTGGCATTAGCCGATAAGGTCAACGAAACAGCACAAGCTCCAGCAGCAGCAACGCCTGTTTCGGTTACCATTGTTACATAGTTAGCAGCAACGCCAGGAAGTCTTGGAAGAACTACAGTAACGTCTCCGCTTGCGTCTGTGGTTGCTTTTCCAGCATAAACCACTCTGGGTCCAACGATTTTTGCGGCTCCGAGGCTAACATGCTCAGATCCTTTTTGTTTCTTTACAGCCGATCCACGACCAACACCTGTTACAGAACTAGCAGCCATAATGATTCTCCTTAATATTTTAAAGGGTTAAAATTCACAATTATTTATAGTTTATAAATTCCTTTCCTGTAAATTTTGGTGCATGATATACATCAAAAAATTAATAACAAAAAACATACATAAATTCTAATGAATCATAATTTTCAACTTCAGATACTTTTGGGGACAATTTTAGGCGGATCTAGTTTAATAAAACCCCCAAAAGGGGTAAATTATTGTGTTTCTATGAGGAGCAACAATAAAGAATGGCTAGAATATAAGATGGTTGAAATGTGCGATTTTTTTGATAATTTAAATTTAAAAAAATATGGAAACACTTATAGATGCAACTCAAGTTGTCACCCCAAAATAACAGAACTGCATGATAAACTATACGAAAATAATAAAAGAAGTATAAAAATGAGCGTTTTAGACACGCTTACCGACACCGGTCTTGCCACATGGTTTTTGGATGGAGGAAGCAAAACCGGGAGAAATAAGAAAAACGCTTACATAAACACAACTAAATTTGGCGAAGAAGGAACTCAAACAATTTTAAGATATTTTCAAGAAATTGGAATGGATTGTACCGTCAATCACGACAAAAGTAGGCTAAAGATATTGTTTTCTGTCGATGGTACAGAAGTTTTTCTTAAAACTATTGCACATCGTTTTCCAAACTTTATGTTTCACCGCATTTGACTTTTCTACAATAATCATACATCGCCACAGATGAGGCACATCCTACATTTAAGGATCTCACGCTTCCGTATTGTTTAATATAAACCAACTCATTGCATATTGAAATTATCTCATCACACAGCCCGCCATTTTCTTGCCCGAAAGCCATAACAACGTGTTTGTTGGTTGGCCAAACAAAATCTTCTATTGGTTTAGAATTTTTTATATTATCGATTCCAACAACAAAACAATCTTTAAAGTCTAATTCTTCAACAAATTTAACACGCTTTATTTGCAAATAATTGTGAGTGCCAACACAACCACGCCGATCAAAAGAACGTCTGCCGTAAATTATTACTTCCTTGGCACAGAAAGCATTAGCATTTCTTATGACACTGCCAATATTAAAATCGTTAAATTTATTGGTTATCAACACAGAGAAGTCGTTGTGTTTTGATTGTAAGTCCGCAAATATGGCCTCTGTGTCCCAGTATTTGTAAAAGTCAATTACGTTGCGGTTATCAATCTGCATATTTTGATCCTAAATTTCGACAAAAAGTAACTATATTTCTTATGCGATCTTATCAAATTCAAAGAACAAATCAATATATAAACGAAATGAAGAATAAATCAACCACGAAGGGTTTTAGAGATTACGTTGAAACATCAAGTATGATTCAAAAAGATTTTAGCAATTTGCCAATCGAAGACAGGATGGCTCAAGGTCGTGATATAGGTGAAAAATTCATCATAGACCAACTTGGCAAACATGGAATAGAAATAACCCCCGCCTCGGACTATAGAACAGACGCCAAGTTTAAGATAGATGGTTATCTTGGTGGAAACCAAAAAGACCCAGTTCAAATAAAGTTAAGACGCAGTTTTAAGCCAGGGCGAAATGATATAGCATATGAAGTCTTAAGAAACCACGACAACACCCAGTTGCTTTCAAAGCAATTAGAAAATTATCATCAACAAGGTCGTGATTTTCGAGGAACAAAAGTGGAACACTATTTTGTTTTAAACCAAACAGAAACAGAAATCTATTACGTTCCAGCTTTTAGATTAAAAAACGCTGTGTTGGAGGCGATACGTGAAATGAACCTGAGTTACTTTGGCGGAAGATTAACACGACCTTTTAAAGCAGCAAATGGCATAGATTTAAGACCAACACGTGACCCAGACCCAAACAGTTTCACGCCCAACAAAGTTATGGCTTTTATTCCTGTTGAGAGTGTGGTTGAAGAGCGTTTTCCAATAAATAAGGTGTAAATATGAAAGATTTTAAAAATTGGGTTTTTGAAGAAATGACAGACGATGATTACGAAAAAAGAAAAAAGAAACTTGAAAAAATGTTAGCGGCAGAGCTAATTACCAAAGATGAATTCGACAAAAATATGTTACTTTTAAATTTGGATCGTGAAAAAGGAAACGCATAATGGCTTTGCAATCATTTACACAATGGTTAAATGAACGTGGTAAACGAACCGCACTAGGAATATATCCTCCTCTTTACGGAAGCGGACAACTTCCTCCTCTTGCTTTTGCCCCGAGTGTTGCTGGTCATCTAAATGCATTTGCAACAACACATAGCGACGTTCACCCAGAGTTGTTAAGTCCCGAGATAAAAAAAGTATCAAAGAAACACAAGAAAAAGAAAAAGAAAAACAAGAAAAAACGTGACAAACTTAAGGATTTGGGCTTGTAGATTCTTGTTTTGCTTTTTTGGTGGCCTCATCAGCGGCCATTTTCTCTTTCATGATTTGAATTTGTTTTAAATAATCTTTGTTGACCTCAGATATTATTTTGATTTCTTCTTTCATAGACGATATTTGAGTTTCGCAAACTAATAATTTTTGTTTATTTTCATTCAAAAAATTTTCTAAATTTTTAATATTATTTTCTAACAAACAATCTTTTTCTTTGTCAATTTCACGATTTTTTTCCAAGCCAACAATTCTTTCTTTCTGAGAGTCCAGGACCACAGATAGTTCTTTTATTTCTGTCTTTAAAGACAGAAAACTTTTATCAATATTATTGTTTGTATTGTTAATATGCGATAAAAATAAAACAAAAACAATGCTCATCATGGCCCCGCCAAACACATTCCAAAACCAACTTTTGTCTTTTTCATTTAACATAGTGTTCCCAATATTTTGGTGTAAAATATCTACAATTATTACTATTATAATTTGTTCTTTTTAAAGGAAAAAATATGAGCGAAGCAGAGTTACTACTAACAGATGAATTTGTTGCTTTTTCTAAAGAGATTACTTCTATACACGAAGAAAAAAAAGTTGTCGAAGAAGAATTTAAAAAAATGTTTGAAGAGTACAAATCAAAGAAAAAAACTTTTGAAACAAGAGTTTCGGCAGCAAATGCAAAATGGGAAGATTGGAAAAAATCCCAACAAAAAAAAGAAAAATAATTTATTTAAATAAGAATCCATTTTCTTCATTGCCAAATGTTTTTTCTATTTCTTCGTGATTAATTATTTTTTTATAAGTATCGTTGGAGTTGACTCTTCCATTGCACAATAGATCTATAATTTTTTTATTGTTACTATCAAATTTTAAATTACAAAAATCAAACATATTTTTTAAAAGCAATTTTTGATTTTCAATCTTGTCAAAAAAAAGATCTTCATAAACAACCAAAAAATATTTTTTTTCTTTCAATTCTTTAAACAAAAGTTCATATTGAAATTTAATATAATTTAATGTGCTTCGAACTTCATTTAAAGAAATTTTAATACCCTCTATCTCATTTTCGTAAATGCCTCGATCAGCCTCAGTCAGGTGCCATATTTGCGATCTTTTTGAAAATATATGCGAAATAGACTGTCTCAGTTTGTTTTTTCTATAAATTACAATTTTGTTGATATTTGTAGAAAAAAAATAATTTCTCACAGCTTTGTTGTGTTTATCGTTAAGCATTATTTCTTTAAAAACATCATAACGATCAAACATATAATTAAAATATAGTTTTGTCTGATTCTCTGTGGCTATAGACAAATCTAAATTTTTTGAATTTAGATTAAATTTTTCAAAAGACAAACCTTTTAAAAATGGGTGGTTTGTAAAAATTTTTGCAAGTTGCGAAGTCCCAGATCTAGCAACTCCAATTATAAAAACTTTTTTAGCACAGTCAGAATTTACAAAAAGCATAATTTATTTACATTTTTAAATTCGCATTTTTTTAAACTAAAACTCAAAGCAAGATATTTTGATTCAACAAAATCACAATCTTCTTTTGTAAATTTTCTTTTTTTGATTTTCGGGATTTCTTCAAATGGAATGTAAATAAAGTCTTTTATTGTAAATTTGTCACAATTAACTAGGCACACCGCTAAAAAGTCAAAACGCTCATTAATATGGCGACTTCTTGTGGACCACACCTTTCCTGACGGAAGGATGATTTTTCTAGGGTCTTTGTACCCAACATCGACCGACAAACTTTCTTTTATTGTTTTTACTTCAAAGGTAATTTTTTCATTATTTTTGTTTGCCAAAAAATCATATCTTTTAGACTTATCATGATCTTTAATCTTTTTTAATTTGTAGCCCTTCGTTTCCATTTGATCTATAAAATTTAATTCAACAATTGATCCTTTGGCAAAAGAGGAAGCACAGGATTGATCAAACATGTATTCCAGAACTTTTTTGTGATCAATATCTTTAAAGTATTTTTCTTTTGGACAACTCACATTTTAAAGGAGTGCTGGCTATAAATTTTTAAACTTGTTTTCTCTAATTTTATTTATAAAAAAATGCCACCAAGAATAATGACTTCCTAGAAATTTTTGACTATTTATACAAAGATAAAAATCAATAATGCTATTTGTGAAACTTGTGTTTCTTGTGTTGCCCTTAACATCAACTATATTAGAATAAAATAACAAATCCTCACCGTATCTTTTTTTAAAAATTTTTTGTGTATGAGAATTATCTGTCGCTAAGAATATCTTTTTATTTTTTTTGTTGTCGTCAATAAATTTAAAAAATTGCTCATCAGTCGTTATATTTTTAATCCCCAACTTGGGATCCATCTTGTCGGTTCTTCTTACATGTACGGCAATGTAATCATAATTTAAAAAATTTTTAAAATCATGTATTTCTTTTTCTATAGATTTTTTTAATACCAAATCTTTCCAAAAATTTATTTTATAGATATTTCTCCAAGGAATCTTTTTAAACTTGGTTATATTTAATGGATAATTTAGAAATATCACATCATTAATTGGTTCGAAAACATCTAAAAAGTGGCCTCTACAAGCGTAGTTTTTACGCCAAAAGCAATGAAGTGATTTTTGATTTTGGCGTGCAATGTCCAACAATACAAACAAATGAACAAAGCGATCACAAAAACCAGCGGCACGGTCATCATACAATAATTCGTGCAACATACGCCCTCCTTGACGTTTGAGACGACCATCCTAATCATTTATATTTATGTTTATTAAATTAACTCACACAACTTGCTAAACCTATCAAAAATGATAGCACCATCTTTTTTGTGATATTCATGATTGTCTATAACTTTTTTAATTTTGTCTTTGTTTGAACAAAAGAATACCACCACATCTTTAGATTCAGCATCTTCTTCAAAAAGTTTTTTATAAATAGAATCTTTTTGCTCAGCCGAAGTAAAGTAGGGAACCTTTCCTTCAAACTTCATGTTCCACAAATCATTTAACATAGACGACACAGCCTCAGAACTGGTTTCTTTTTTAATCATTTCAATGATGCTATTGACATTCCCTAGTTCTTTGTATCCATGTGAAACATAGCGTCTGTTATCGGATTCTGGACTGTCTTGAAAAGCATCCAAAACATCTCGCCATTTTTTATGCCAAGCCAACCAAATAAATTTTCCTTTAACGTTGTAATTGCGATCAAAATCTTTACCGAATTGTGGTTGTGCAGCAAGTTTTATTGATACATCCCGGATCAAAGGTTCAAAACCATCCGGATTGTCCGAATACATTTTTATTAACAGATCAGCATTTCTTTCACGAATTTGAGGTTGATTATGTGTTAAAATAATTTTTGCCATAGTTTGAGGATCTTGAAAGTCTTCTTCTTCTAATTGAGATTCTTGTTCCTGACCATGAGGAACATATCCTCCCTCAACATATGCGTTCCAAATATCCGGCTTGATTTTTCCACTCAAGGACTTAACAGGCACAGAAAACCCAAGTTTTTTTAATGTTTCTGCATCTTTTTGTATGATCTGTTCAGGTGTCATTGACTTTAAACTACCACGATTGTGTTTATCAAGCACATTATACCAGCCCCCCTGAGATCCGTTTGGCCCAGATTGAACAGGCACTGTTCCCAACAGGATATAAGCAACGTCTCGTGGATCGTGATAGTTCTTTGAATTGATTATATCAAGCAAATTATCAATTTTTCTTGATTCGTATTCTCCACTCATCACATCAAAATCATGTGCTGTAAATTCATGCCCCCCGGCACCCACTATTTTCCCGGAAGCGTCTGGAACGTATGGATTCGGTTTGATCGGATCAAGGTAAACAATGTTTTTAATTTCATCCGTGCCGGTAACAACCCAATACGGAGTTTTCCTGATTGCGTAATCGGCAATTTTTTGACCAATCTTTAGAGTTTTTATATCACGAATAGTGTTTATTGATTGATCTAAGTTTGCATAGTATTTTTCAACCGAGTCAAATTTAACATCGGCAAATTTTATCATTTGGTACTCTCGTCCAGCGTCTACAGCACGCAGCCAGTCATCACTTGCAAAAACATCAATTTGTTTTTGCACGCCACTTGGAACACCATCAATTCCCAAATCACGAATAGTTTTGGGATCTTCATTTTCATTTAATTTTTGTTTAAGCCAATCAACAAAGTTTTTCATTTTTTGTCTCGTAACTCCATCCTGCGAACCGCACTGGCACGTATGCTGGCATTTGGATGGTACAAATCATTGTCGTCACCAGATCCATAAGCGTCTTGTAGGGTTTTTACAAGATCTTGTATATCGCTTGATTCAAACTCCACATTTCCTTCCGAATCCTTAACAACAAAACGATTACCATGACGAGATAAACTCAATCCTGTTCTTTCAAGAGTTTTAATTACTTGTTGCTGAACAGCTTGGCTCAATTCACGCAACATTCCCGTTTTGGGATGAAAATCATCGGTAAGCGGTCTGAGATAACTTCCATACTTGTCGGCCAACGATCTGCCTCCATACGAAAGCCCACTCAACCGACCGCCTTCTTGTAATTTTAACCATTCTTCAAATGTTTTCATATTGTTCCTTATGCAACTACGTGGCTTCCCAATACACCATTTATATAGCTTACAAACGCACTTCTATCCATCTCTGGGTTTTCGTCTACAAGCCGATCAACCTCTTGATTTGCCTGCGTTTTATTTACTTTTCCAATTTTAAAAGCCGCTATAAGATCGTTCATAGCCTGAAGACTGTTGCGTCGCTGAGGCTGATTCGTGGGGGTTTCTAATTTTTGTGCTTTAAGATATGCAGCATAAAGAGTTCTTTGGTCCATTTCACCAAACATTTTTACTACTTCTAAAAGCTTTTGGCCAAAAGAATTCGCATCATATTTACTTAAAACTTTATCCTTGGCTCCTATAATTGTGCCAGCCACCGCCCAAGCGATCAACTCAGTATGACTGCCGCCGGTATCAGTTCCAGAATTTTGCAGGCTAGGATGATTCACATCAAACCCAGACTTAACTCGCAAACCACGATCAGCTTGATCGGGAAACAAACGGTCAACTACTTGCCGTATTTCTGGACCAGATGTCGGATTGTAATAATGAACCACTATCGTGTCAGGATGTTCCATGAACATATAAAGCTGATCAGGAATTTTGAAATTTATCTGATCGTTGTTCTTGACAGCAATCTTATGCAACTCAACTGCTAAAACAGGCACAGTTCGAAACAAATAATTTAAAGTTTCTTTTAAATTTTCAACAGCAGTATTTAAACTAAAGTATTGTTTGAGGGTGACCTTAGCTTCGTTTTGATCCCCAATTCGTTGTCGATTAGGTCGATTTGTGTTCGTTGTAAAATGAACGAATCCACCACTTTCTATAACCTTTGTGTGACTAGGCACAGGTATCTTGGGCAAATTCACCATGTATTTTTCATCGTACCCCTTAGGAATTACATCGTCAGATACCTCGGGAGTACGTGTCAACATCTCATAAATCCAACCCTTTATCCTGCCAACCCGAATATCAGGTTTTTGAAGATCTGCCAATATGTTTTTGGCAAAATAATTAATAGTTCCGGCACCCACCGTCTGGACCACTTCATGTAGCTTTTGTTTCTTATTCTGTATCCATTCCCTAAATGTTTTCATAACATATTTATAGATTCGCACTCGGTTTTTATAAATACCATAAGCCCCCACGAGGAATCACATGAACGACCCACTGCCCTTACAAGATCTGCCAGAATACCTTAAAAACCACCATAACGGCGACCCAAACGGTTCGCCAGTCATCGGCATGGGGCAAATCGTGGCCCCAAAAACCAATTGGCTCAGAAATCTCAGTCTCGCCACAGCCGCCTGCGTTGTATTGGGTTTAGGCGGAATTGCCGCCTACAATCTAATATCGCCAAAAGAAGTTACTGTTGTAATAGCCGCTAATGACGCCAATCCAGACTTTATCGTAGGTATCGTGTCAGTCGGTGGCGGCAAGGTGATGAGCGTTACCCAAACAGAGACTGACACCTACGAAGTGAAATTGTCCCTGAGACGAAACGTAAATTCGTTTCTCGATTGGCTAAGAAAAAACAAGGACGTTAAAAGGGTTGAGTTGGAAGAATAGGTAAGTTTGAACTTAAAAATCCACCTGTCTTGAATTTTTTTCTAGGTTTCGTACAATGCACTAAACGAGTTCGAGTTTTGGTCACAAAGGTGCAAAAATGCAAAAAGACAACCATAAAGATTTAAGATATCTCATTCCCGGTTTAGAACTTTTAAAATCAAAAAACAGCCAAGACAAAAACACAAAAAGCTACAAGTTTTTTGACGAAAACAGGCCGGAACATGTTGATTTTGTAAAAAAATACGAAAATTGCACAAGGGTTATTATCGACGCCGAGCCAAAGGTTGGAAAAAGAGAACTCAAAATAATTGAATGCCTCAGGCAGAGAACATCTTCAAATGTAGATCTTAATTTTATAATGATCACCAGCTTAGATCGAAAAGACAACAAAGAGCAGCATAAAGAAATGAAAGAATATGGCATAGAGTGTTTTCTCGCAAAACAAGAAAAAGAATTTTTAAGTCATATTAAAAAATTATATCAATCAGAAAACAACATGATATTTATATTTTTAGATGAAAGCGATTACGGCACAAACTGTAGACAAACAATGAATAAGTTGTTTAAAAAATTATGTGAAACAATAGATGGTTTAGAAAAAAACAATTGTAAAAAGAAAATATTCTTAAGATATTTTTCCGGATCGAATGAAGAAATTTTACATTCAAATTACGGCAAAAGTTGTGATTTTTTCAAATTCCCCACACCCTCTTTTTATAGAGGCGCAGAGTGGCATTTGAAAAATAATTTAGTTCATGAGGCGGATCATTTCTTTGTTTATGATGAGGACGGAGATGTGGTTCCATCCGAACAGGCAATTTCACTACTTAAGGAATTTACCGAATCAGACAAGCCTTTTTCTATACTTAGAGTAGCAAACAAGAATTTAAAAATCGGTCCGGATTTTAATTACATCAAGAATAATAAAAAAATTCAAGACTGGCTGTTTTTAAAATTTAACATAAAGTTTGTGGCGGTAGATCAAAATGATAGCATGAACTGGGGGTGGCAAAATAGTTCTTCAAAAAACTGGTCTGATTATTATGGTGGCCCTAAAAAAATATTTTTAATCAATCAGACTTGTACTCGATCAACTGAGTTGGGTTTTATACCATTGATTTATTTTTGGCATGATTTTAGAAGTTCTCAGACGCCTTATAATACCATAATTCAATCTGCGTTAAGGGTGTCTCATTATCCATATAAAACTAATGAGCTTTATTGGAACACGCCAGAACCTCACACAGGCGTTCACATTTATACAAGCGTTGATTGCATAAAATATAGAGCAGGAGAGATTTCTCTAGAAGAATTAAGAAGAAAAAAAAGAAAAATTTCTTCCAGAATTCAATCAGGCACCGGTTGTGAAAATTTCAGAGCCACTCCTGAAATGATAGACGCTAGAACAGTTGAATTCCTTGACACTCCACAGTCGGTTTTAAATCAAATTAAGCATAGCAAAAAAATCAAGCAAAAGTACCCTGCTATCAATAAGTGGTTGTCCAAACACCCTAAAGTTATAAAACACAAAGAACAATATAGGCTAGTAACGAATGATACAACACAAAAGTTTTTGAGAACTATTAGTGCTAATCGTAAAGCAAATATAGCCAGTTGTTTAATTAGCAAAAACCATCACGTAATATTGGCCCCTATTTTTATTGATGGTCCAAATGAAAAATACTCTAAAGATTTCGATCAACTTATTAAAAAATATGGGAATGTCCAAAACAAAATAGCTTTGGTCACTATCTCAGAAGAGGAAATTCGGGCAAGAAAAAATCGACAAAAAAATAAAACATTAAAAGCAACAAACTCTATGTTTAATGATGGGACTATCTCAAAACTAAGTTAGTGGTAATTTTAGGACAAAAAACACTTGTATCTAAATTACAAGTGTTTTTTGTCTCTATATTTTACTTTATACTTCTCGGCCCTACAACTCTTGCAGACACTCTTACCAGCACTGAATAAATCTAGTGAAAGAACAGAGTGGCAGGATTTGCATTCTTTCTTGCCCTCTGATTCGTAGGGATTAATCTTTTTAAGATGCGGCTTGGGTTTGCTGCCAGATATATGCCCGCCTTCTCGTTCGCAAATATATCGACCATTACGAACGATATTTCGATCATAAGTTAAACGAAGCGGATTGTGGGTTTCTTTGCAATATTCACAATAAACTTCGACTTTATCGTTAGCGATACGGGACTGATAATATTTTTTGGCCTTAGATAAATTTCTATCTTTTCTTTCTTTAACAAAATCAACATCGGCTATTTTCGAAATAAACTCATCAGCCCATTTTGTTGCGTAATGTTCAGATTTAAAGCCTAAATTTTCCTCGGTCCAAACCTCGAACTTCCATCCGTTTTGTTTTGCATAATGTTTATTGTCTTCTATCTGAGTTTTAAATTCTTCAAGCCTACGCACTGGTTTGATTTCTAAAATTGTAACACTTCCATCATTCCAGTACACAACAAAGTCAGTTATTCGTTCTCTTCCATCCACACAGAACGTGTGCTGGTTTACATAAGATTTTACATTTTCATTTTCATCTAAAATTACGGCTGCTTTTAGTTCGTAACTAGATTGATAATACATAATTTTTGGATTGGCTTTTTTGGTCTCATAATATCCCTGCCTTCTACTTTTTAATGGAACTTGCCGCTCCAAACGCAGTTTGTAGATCCATCGTTTTTTACCGGCATCAAAAACCTGAACCAACCCTTTGCGTTTGGCCCAATTCCGTTCCGTTATGTCAGAAGGACAGCCTGTGAACTTTTTACATTGGCTTTGTTTGCTATGAAATACGTTTATATTATCTTCTTTTAAATAAACATAATCAGGCGGCAATATGCAATCTAAAGAAAAGTTTAATTTCTCATATATGCCACCAGTACTCATCCGCTCGTCGCTAAAGCTTATTATGGAGCATATTCCTTTTTCCAATGCCCATTCTTTGGCTCTGGTAAACATTTTACTAGCACCGCCAACCACCCTAACCCCAGATTTAAAGCACAAACGATCTAAAACGGTCGCTTTACTATCTCGGTTGTGTCTGCCTAAAGACAACACGCCCAACAATTCATCCTTTAAAAATATTCCAAATGAAACAATGGATAGTTTGTTTGAACCTTGTATATGATACAAATCACAAAACTCCCGGTGGAGTTTTAGATTTATTTGTTTAACCACACATTTTCGAGCATAAACTTTATTTTGCTCTTGGGAATAAGAATTTACATGAGAAACAATCTGCTCTGATCTTTTATTCCATTCATGTTTAAAGAATATGAAAGTCTCAGGATCAACTTCTCTTTCTTTTTTTAATGTCTCAGCGATCCATTTCGGTTCGGGTATTTTTTCTAGAATTATTATATTGCTCATGTCTTATTTATGTCTCGTTAAGGGCATTGTACTCAATATCGTCTTAAACATCAATATTGAGGAGCAAAAATGTGGTATTGACAAAATAAAAATAAATGGTATAGTTTTAGTAACTTAAAAGTTACTAATTTATGCTACAATTTGAATAACTTAGTAACTTTAACCATTTTTTAAATTCTTCCTCGTCATATTTGTCGGCCTTTGATAAATTCTCTGGACCCGGAATTGGTCTTAAGTTTGGCAAACAATTAATTATTTTAAGATCATAGATTCCAGCATCTAAAAAAGCCTGAATCGGAAAATAATGATCTACATGCCATTCTTTTCCTTCACATAAATTCATATCGGGATGATTAAGAATATGATCCTGAAGTTGCTGAGGTGTGTAGCCTAATAATTCATGTGTATAACGGGTTTTCTTTTCACAAGTGGCCCGCATATACCGGTGAATAAACTGGCCACACATTTTACGAAATCGCTTACGCATCTTAACTGCGTCACGATCCGGGTCATACATATAACAGTTAGCCCCAGACTTCTTTTTCTTGCCGCACTCCCAGCAATTAGGAAACCTTGTAAAATTAGACCAATAAGCCTCGGCTTGGTTGCCACAACTACAGATGTATTCAATTCTAGTTCTTTTACATTGAATCCAAGAGCGAATCAAACTGCAACCATGTTTGTTGCAAAATGTACTAAGATCCAAATCTGAGGTACGGAAACTTTCTGAGTGTTTTTTGGCTCTACAATTCAAACATCGTCTACCATTTTTAAAATCTCTAAATCTGATTTTAGATATATGGCCACATAAACATCTATAGTTTAATATTTGTTCATTGTTTAAATAATTAGAATCAAGTAATTCACAACCATTATCTTTAAAATACTGTTTTACTTGATCATATGAAAATCTTCTTCCGGCACTGACGGCAGAACACTTGTAGCAGCCCTTGCTATTACGAAACCCTATAAGGCTTGTTTGTGCCACTTCACCGCAACTACACCTATACTTCATTGATTTTTGATTGCCTTGATACTCCGATAAAAGCTGACAGCCCTTGACCTGAAACTCTTGTTCGACTTGTGATTGTGTTAGTTTGTTTGCCATGCTTAATTCTCCTTATGCTTAAGCATAGTAAAGAACTGCAAATTTTGCAATAGGTATAAAAAAGAAACCGCATGGTTCCCCATGCGGTTTCAATTTTACATTGAGTTTTATGCTGCAATGCGAACGTCAAATTTATCAAACGATAAAGTTGGCGATGGACATTCTGGCATAAAATTTTGCCCCTTCCCTCAATAATTTCTTTCCGTATCGAGTCAGGATTCCCTTGCGTGGGCAGAAGGATTCTGGGTCGAGTACGACTGGGGTCTGGGTGAGTGGCACGTATGGGCAGTAGAAGTATCCGCTGTCCATGTAGCTGTCGCCCTTGTAGCCCATGAGGATTTGACCTTGTGGGAACAATGGATCCTTATACAGTCTCCAACGATTGTTGATTGTGCCAACATATTGGATGCCGAGTGAACTTGTGAAAGTCTCACTTGGTGCTGGTGCAAAACCGGCTGTAGCAGTTTCGAAAACTGATGCAACTTCAGGTGAAGTCACGAGCCAGTTGCAGCCACCACGAAGTGTCTTACGATGCACAACGTTGCTGACTTCAACAACCTTCACGTAGAGTGATTCATACTTCTCTTTGATGGTGTCACCGAGAGCAGTATTGAAATCCCACACAGCAACCGTACCTGCGTTGTTACGCAAATCCGTGAGCACTTCTCGGTCGATTTCGAGATTGATCTCTTGTGCCAAAACGGCAGTGAGTTCAGCCTCGGCGTCGAGGTTATGCTGTGAGCGGAGGTCTTGTTGAGCCTCATAGCTCCAAGCAGCCTTCAGTTTACGGGTCTTGGCAGCGATTTCTTCGCTTTCCACGACGAGATTCACTTCTGGCAAATCTTGGTTGCATTCCATGTTGTATTCATACGACATAACAACACTGTTAGCACCTGGATCGCTGTTCCAAGTAAGGGTCATTTCGCCGGTCACGAGATCAACAGTACCGCCAGTTGCTTTGGCAGCAGGAGTACCGATGTCGGTGAAGGTGAAAGTTCCATTCTCAGCAACAACAAATGTTTGAACAGCAATTGTGCCGTCATAAACGGTGCCAGTCAAGGTTCCGGCAAGAACTGGGGTGTGCTCAAGTGGAGCGTACACCGAAGTTGTATCTCCGCCAGCATCAGTCGAACTTGTTTCATTTTGAACAAATTGATGTGTGTAGAAGATATCTAAATTGCCATCACCGCTAGCAAGTTGTTGTAACGATGTTGCGTCGTCGCTTGGATAGCCGCTATTGAGGTCAGCACCACGCATAGCACCCTTGTTTGAAGAGTATCTAAAACGGAGATAGTAGACCAAACCGGTTGGGCCAAGTAATGGTTGGACCGAAACGATTTTGTTGGCGATCAATTGTGGATAGATACGACGGACGAGTGGTATCGAAATTCTTTTGAATTGCGAAATGTCACCGGTGTCGGTCATAGCTTCGTTCATAAGACGTTGATTTTCGAGAAGAACAGCGGCAGAAGCTCTCTCGTAGCGGTCGGTGATGCCGTCAAGCATCGACTTGCCGTTACGAAGAGGCTTGGACCATCTGGTCTCGATCTCACGTGCTTCGTTGAGGAAACGTGCGTTCATAATATTTAATCCCTCTTTCTAATGAGTTCGATGTAATTTTTGGTATCAAGTTTGTTCAAGACCTGAAAGAACCAGAAGATCGGCTAAAGGATCATGACCCTCACGCAGGTCAGTCTCTTTTTCCGATTTGTTAGTTGGAGCAGCAAATTCACTAATGATTTGCTCGTTCACAACTCTTTGTCCACGCCCACTTGCATTCTCTTTCTTATTCAATCTATTCGTTTTCTCGGCTTTTGCAGCCTCGGTAATCACTTCATGAGCCTCACGGACTTGCTCGGTCAACTTGTTGTTTTGAGTAGCAAGACGAACGTTTTTGGCTTCAATAATTCTCATTTGACCTTTAAGGGCTTCAAGTTGTTTTTGCATTTCTTCAAGTTTGGCCGATGTTACATTGTTGATAGTGTCGTCACCGATATAATCAGCGAGGACTTCAGCCATCTTCTCAACTGCAACTCTTTGTTCAAGTATGCTTGGATCGCTGAGAACATCACGTTTGGCCGACTCGTACATTTCTTGTTCTTGTAGTGACAAGAATTGATCGAGTTTGTCAACCATCATGCTCTTCATTTCTTGAAGTTTCTTATCGGCTTCTTCATATATTTCTACTTCAAGATTTTCATTGCGACCTTTTTCTTTTTGTAGTTCGCCATAGGCTTCTTCAAAGCCTTCTTCTAACGCTGTTTCGAATTCTTCACGTTGTTCATCCAAACGAGCCATCAAAGACTGAATCATGTCATAAGCTTGTTGATAACCATTTTCAGCAATGGCTTCATCAGATTTACGCTCTTCAGTAAGTTGCTCATAAGCCTCGTCCAATTTGGATTGGAACTCCGCTTCAAGTGCAGCGACGTTTTCAGCCATCATTTCTTCGACGGCTTTGGCAACCTCATTGACATGCTCAGCAGGAAGGATGCTCTTCAATGCTTCAGTAATTTTATCCATTAGCCTAACCTCGACTTAATTTCTTGTGTTTGAGATTTTACAAAGCCGCTTAAGTAAGCGATCAATACCTCTTTGTTAACATTATGTATGCCGGAGCTTTCATTTTTCATAGCAATTTTTGATTTTTGTTGTGAATTACGAATTTGCTCTTTAACTTGAGGATTAAAACTCTCACCTTTAGCAACGACTTTTTCTTGGAATGCAGCAAAAGTGCTGGGATCTGCAACGGCATCGAATGTGATAAGTTTGTAACTTTCACCGATGACAAGAATGCCATCTTCGTTCACCTTTCCATTACCAACTCCCCTTGAACTGATACCAACTTTAACGCCGCCATCAATAAGACTTTTCAAAATCATACCAGACGGTGTGTTTAGGATTTCGCCCTCGCCCATGAGAACGTTTCCTTCCCACCATAGTTTGGTAACTACGTGAGATGTATTTGCGAAATGTATGATAGAGTCTGTTGGGTGATCTAACTCACCAACAAGTCTACGATCATCTATTGCCTCTTGAAGACGGCCAATGTTTTCACTTAGCACATCAAAAGGGTACATTCTTTTATTTTTATTTACTGCTTCAGCCTCTTGGAACTTGCCACGAAATTTAGTGAGTCCACCTTTCATAGCGGACTCACTAAGTTGTAGTTCGAATCCAGAGCTAGCACAGCAATCGATGAGTAACATCTGATCCATTGTGTCTGCTCCTTAATTATTATTTGTCAACAACTAAATCCTTTTCTTTGCCGTGATTCATTTTGTAACCTTTTCCGCCTGTTCCAACCTCTTCTTTTGGTACGTAAGGGTTTTTCAGGTTTGGGAAAGTGTCTTTGGATCCGCTCAGCAAGTCGCCTTTATCTTTATCAACTCCTTTTTCACCTTTCATGGTGTAAGTTCCGAAAGGAGTTGGCACATAAGGGTTCTTAAGGCTTGGGAAAACATCGTTTCCGCCTTCTTGACCCATGCCTTTATTTCTCATTTCTTTTGAGTGTTTGCCACCCTTGTAACGCATATCATCTGATCCTACTGCGGGGAGAGGATCGCCGTAATCGCCAGAGAAGTCTTTTGATGGAGCATATCCATGAGCAGCCTTTTTGCTCATCTCTGGATGATCTCCATTAAGAGTTTCGTGTGGTTTGTTAGAAACAACCCAAATTCCTGATTCGAGATTGGTTTCGATTAGCAAAGCAAGATACTCGGCTGTTTCCTCAGCGATTTCTAAAGTGGGTTTAACTTCGTTGTTTAAAACAGCAGCCAGATCGTTGAGATAAGATGCAGTTTCATTCATGACCGATTTGACGCCTTTGCGTTCGGCTTTCTTGTAAACAACTTCAAGTGATTCATAGAGATCGCTAAAAACTTTGCGTTCCAATCCAAATTTTTCATCCAATGATGGGTAGAATTTCTCGACCACAGATTGGAAGAAAGAGTAAGGATCAACACCTTCTTCTACTTTGTTTGCAGAGGCAAGGTGTAGTACTTGGGAAACCTTTTCAGAGTAGGCATCGTGTGCTTTTCTCAAGATGCCTTCGGCCATGAACTCGCAAACCTTGTCATCAAAATTTGTGGCACCAACGACTTCTAGGGCCTCTTTCACAACTTCGGCTAATTCGGATTGGGTTGCGTAAAGAACTTCTGGATATTGCTGAACAACAACCTCCAAAGCCTCCTCAAGTCCTTGTGCATCAGCAAAAGCATTTTGCCTCTTCAACACAGCAACTGCTTTGCAAAATTCTTGATTTTCAACAAGGCCAGCAACTTTGTTTCTGGTTTCAGCAACTTTTGCATTTAAACCCTTCCAATCACTTCGTAACATTCTGTTTTCGTTACGAACCTTACTGGTTGGGATCTTGATGTTGGTAAGGTTACCATTCTCGTCGGTTTTAACAGTTGATTCTGCGAGACTTGGGCCAACCTTCATAAACTCAACATACTCTAAAACATTTTGAGAAGTAACATAGGCTTCTGCAAGATCTTTATCGGATTTTTTGATTTTCTTGACGATTTCTTTTTTCTCTTCTTCGTCATGTTTTTTGCTTGCTTTCTTCTTTTTATTTTTCAAGAAAGCTGGTAATTTCTTTTCTTTTTTGCTTTTCTTTTTCAAGAAAGCTGGCATATCTTCATCTTCATCTTCGGAATCTTCTTCTTTTTTCTTGGCTTCATTCCAACGTATCATGCCGACATAATTATCAAACAATTCATTGGCTTTATCGTTGTTATCAATTAAAACAGCGTCGATCATCTCTGAGAGCGTTGTTTTACGTTTTTCTTTTTGTGATTCTTCGTCAACGACTAATTCTTCTACGTTGTTGAAGGTAAGTTGTCCATTTTTAACTTCATATCCAGCATGCACAAAAGTGTCCTCGGCAGATTCGTAGAGAACTGTTGATTCTGTGAATGATTTCAGACGAAGATAGGTTTTATCCACTGCTTTTGCCAAAATCGGCTCTGCTGCAACAAGTTCACGTTTAACTGCGGAAACAGATTCGTTTACGATTTTATCAAAGGCATCTTGCTTAATGAGTCTTCTTCTCATGTTTTAACTCCTCGACTAGTTTTGTTTTGGCACCAAAAACACTATGTTTTTTGCTTATATTTATTTTTAATCTCTCGATTCTAAAACGAGCATTATAAATACATGCTGTCTACTACACTCTAGTTATGCAGAAACGTGCAAATTTTATAATTTGAAAGAGGAAAAAATGTACAACTTCACAGATTGGCTTAATAATAAGCGATTAAAAGAAAACATGAATGACGAAGAAAATTTTGTGGATAAGTACAAATTTAATGATCAAGACGTAGACTATGCAGACGATCATGACAAAGTAAAAAAAGATTTATTTAACATTGCTATGAAAAAATATCCCGAAGAAACTTTGGATTTTTTTCACACACTTGCACAACGTGGAGATAACGAAATTGTTGTGATGCTTAGAAAAATTGATAAAAACCACTTCTTGAGACTGGGTAAAAAACCAGAACACCCAGAAGAAAAAGAAGAAGTTAAACCCTCAGAAGCAGATAGTGGTTTTGGTGGAGACGCTTAGAACCAGTAATTTTTAATCTGCTTCAAAGTGTCCATATTCAACTCTTCGGGCAACACAGTGTCTGCCGAACAATTTGGGCAAATGGCAGTCTTGCTCTGATCTGTCCAGTTTTTAATTTCATTGGGGTCAAACGTAGAAAAACAACTATAACAACTGCATTTGGTTGCTTTAGATATTTCTTCACGATTTTTTAATGCTCTTTTTGGAGCTTCTGCAATGATTGATTTCATAGGTTTTCACTCATGTCAACTTCTTCTTCATCCATCTCTTTTTCAAAATCTTTAATGTCTAAGTTATATTTTTTAATATCCTCTTCAGAAGCATCTGGTATTGGCATTCCACTACCAGACTTTGGAACTTGCTTATCTGTATCCATGAATTTTTTCATTCCTGGAACGGGTTGTTGACCAGCATCTGGTGGCATTTGTTGACCAGCATCTGGTGGCATTTGTTGACCAGCATCTGGTGGCATTTGTTGACCAGCATCTGGTGGCATTTGTTGACCAGCATCTGGTGCCAACATTGGGTTTGGTCCACCTGGATCTGTTCCTATTTCTGGTTCGTTTGGATTTGGCAATCCAACTCCCAATAGTGTAGGATTTTGTGCAACAATTTGCAATTTAAGATCATCAAGTTTTTGAATTTTCAATCTTGCTATCATTTGTTTGGCTTCTTCATCACTATATTTGAGCCACTTTGTTAGTATGTCATAATCACTAAGTAACATAGCACTCTTTAAGTTTGAAGCATTATTTAAACGATTTGTAACCACTTCCGCCCTTGTGAGTTCACGCCAATCCGAGGGCGGAGTCATCTTAACAGCAAGATCATCATAAGACTCCTCAGGATACCCTTGTAATCTAAGATGACGATTGCAGACTTCCCATAAAGCATCTTCGATATGACTTTGTAATCTTTCAATCATCCTGGCAAACTTTACATCTTGAGCAGATAAGGCTATTCTGGTGCTGTTAACATCTTCGTTGTTAAAATAATTTCTTGGAAAATTTAGTGCTGTAAATAATTTGTTTCTGAAATAAAGAGCATCGTCTATTTCCCCTAAATTACTTGCTCCAGGAAGCGTTTCCACCCTGGTGTTTGCATTAGGACGAATTGGAATCCAAAAATCTTCATCAACAGCAGGGGTTTGCCATCTTTCCTCAACAGACGAGGCTCCGGGTGCTCGACCTGTGCTAGGGACTTTCTTTTTCTTGAATTGATCTTTCATTCTCTCTATGAAAGCTTCGGCCTTGTATGGTGGCAATTGTTGAACGTCTATATAAAAAACTCTTCGCTCTGGAGATCTTGATAATCTATAAACAACCATAGCGTCTTCCATTAATCGTAATTGATGTGCTGGACCTCTTGCTGCTTCCATCAAAGAAACGCCGTAAGGATAAAAAGTTTTTCTATCATCTCCAATTCGAATGTGTACGATTTGCTCAGGAGCAAATCGAATGGCTGTAGATTGTTGCAAGTCGGCATCCGTGGCCTGAGTTATGTCAACGTTTGCCAAACTTTGATAATCTGGTCCTTCTTTTGACTGTTGAAATTCCAACAGTTTGCCTTTGGTGGTTTCTAATCTATACATTGAATCAGCAGGAAGCGGTATAAGATTGTAAATTCCCTCTGATGGGTTTTCTGGATTTATGATAACTTCATAGAAAAAATCACCATAAATAAAAAGTAATTTTGCTAAATTCCAAATTCTTTTCTGGTCAAAATTTAACATCTTTTTGTGAAAGAATAAAAATTCAAGTTCTTCTTTTGCATCACTGTTTTTTGTGTGTATTTGAAACGCCCTACCAGAATCGTCTCTCTGACAGTTGTGAACTATACCCCACTCCGTAGCGAAATTTTTGTGATCATCTACAGATAGGTCGTATACGTCCATTTCTTTATAATCAAATACTGAAACCACTCGTCTTGTTTTTGATTTTGTGCCAAGCCATTTTAGTTCTTTGTTTGAAAAACCATGTTTCGCCAACCTATCACGAACAGTTTTGAATTGATTGTGTGTAATTTTTTTAATCTGTCGAATGTTTAAACCATCTGCTATCATCCGGCAATATCTGTTTAGTGTTTGTAACTCTTCTGGTATCTTGCCGGTTCTCCATTGATCAATAAATTGTCTTTCGTGTATCCATCCATGAACAGTTGAATAAATTCTTGGGAATTGATTTACCTTGCTATTTGACAAATCTGGATTTGCTTCAATTCTATAAAAGGGCATCAACTCATCGCCCGTTTTTAAACTTCCGGCCAAAACCCATTCGGCATTAGCGTTTAAGATCATGTGGTCTGGTGTGCATACCACATGATCTCCATTATCAAATATAATTTTTATAGTTTTAGCTGTTTTGGTTTTTCTGGCACTATGTGCCCAACCCAAGGTGTAGTCTTGTTTATCAAAGTCATAACAATAAACAAGAAATCTTTCTTTCTCGTTCTCCGCTAAATCTTTTAGTGTTCTCATGCCTTGTGGTGTAGAAACCCTTGTGTCGCCAGAAAGACAGGTTTCGTCAGCAAAAACTGTCATTGCCATTTCAATTTCTGGCATATTTCTGAGTCTTTCATACTCTTTATATCGATGAATCCTATTTGTTACGGTGGAAAGATCAACAAAATCATTTGTATCTCTTAGTCTAATTGATGTGCCGCCACCTATTGATCCCTCATTTCCTGATCTTAAATCAGGTATTGCATCAAGTTGCGAAACGCCAGCACCTGTGAGAACATTTTTGTTCTTTTCTGACAAAGGATCTTCAGTAAAGGCATATGTAAATACTTTAAAAAAATCCCACCACATTAGATTTCTCCGTTCCTGTCAAAAATAATTGACTCAAGTAGTTATTAATTTAAATTTAAATTTCTATTATTGTATTAGAGTATGCACAACACATTGTTTATAATGACGCACTTAGGTTCTGGTTGGGAAAAATTATCAAAATTATTAGAAAAAAATTCTTATATTCAAGTTTTTGAAACTGGTAATAGTTATAAACACCCAACAGACACCTTGTTACTCACATCTCAAATTCACAGACGCAACAGTTCTGTGAGTGTTTGGGTCGATGTTGTTTTCCACAATAAAGATTTCACCATGAAACACCTATGTAAATATTATAAAATTATATTTTGGTCATGTGATTTTAAAGATTGTGAAGAAGAACTAAAAAATAAATACAATTATAGCAAAAAACAGGCCGAAGATTACTGGTCTTATAGGATGCAGGGGTTGAAACAATACAAAAAAAGATCTCCATCTTCTTTATGGAATCCAACTCTAGAGGAAAAATCCATATTTCAATCCATTTTTGGATGAAAAAACTGCGTGGTTAGAAGTAAATTTAATATCTTTAAAAAAATCTTTGTTTAGTTTGTCCCAATTTTTATTTTTTTTTACATAGGCTATTGTCAGATGAGGTTTGTATGTTTTGTATTTGTTTGTGTGTTTAATGTTTTTAATAACCAATTCATTTAATTTAAACAAATCTTCACTCAAAACATCTATCACAATTACATCATAATCCTCTGGATCTTTAAATATTTTAATTTCTCCTAAACAACAATTAACCTGTCCATAATCTTTTATTATATTTGTTGTTTTTTTGTGACAATCAGAGTGGATTCCATATAAAATTGTCACATGAATTTCATCTTCTCTTCCAAAATTAACTTCTTTTTTTTTAGAATAATAAAGATCGTTATCCTGAATATTTTTAATTCCCCAGTCGATAATCTTTTTTGATAGATTGCAGGGAGCCTCTATGTGGACCGATGAGTATTCATATTTTCCATTTAACATGAAAATATTAATGAATCAAAATGCTAAATTTAACTTCTTTAACCGGGAGTCCAAATTTTTTGAGGTTGTCTTTGAGGCTGCTGTCCAGGCATAATAATACTTGAAGCAGGTGATGGGGACTGGCTTCCGCCTACATTAGAAGGAGGAGCGTTGCCAGCAACAGATTTGCCTAGATTGCCGTAAAAATCTTGTGTTTTTTGTTGATGACGACTTGTTAGTCTGTTGAAGTTGTCAGCGTATGAAGCCTTGCCATATCTAGCTTGCATTTTAAACTCATCAACAACTGGTTGTGCCACAGAAAGTATTTTTTTATAAAAATTTTGTGCTATTTTCCACATGTGAGGATCATTACTTTGCTTTGCATCATTTGTCATGGCTTTCAAAAAATCTTTCATAGCGGTAGAAAAACGCTGCTTCACAGTTTCTATTTGAGAATCTATGTTTTTTTGAAATTGACCCAAACGCTCTGCTTTTTTTCTTTCTTGTGCATCTTTTTGCATTGCTTGGTAATTTTGAATTAAATCAGGATCGTTTGTGGAAGACACGCCTGTGCCTGGAGCATTTACTGATGACACACCCGAACCGTAGGGTTTTTGTGGCGGTGGTGGCGGTGGATTTAAAAAATCAAAATTTGGAGCAGGTTGTGAGGGTGCTTGTTTTTTTCCTCCGAACAAGCCAAAAAATTCATTCAACAATTGTTCTTCGTTCGAAACAAAAGTGGATTCTAAAAGTGTCGGGACGGCATAATTTTCCCAATATTGTTCAAAACTCAAATTACTTAAAACTATGTTTTCGCAAAGTTTATTAAATTTATAATCAAAGTTATTTTTATCCCTTATTTGCTTGTACTCGGAAAATGTTAATGCCATAATTTAACTCCAAAAATTAATATGATTTTATATATTAATCATTGAGCAATTCTTTTTTTGTATCATTTTGTTTTTTGGGATTGTTTAAAATTTTGTTTTGGTCCTGTATCATCGAATCTATTATCTTTAATTTGCCAACATCGGACTTGCTGTTATCGAAGAATTGATTTTTAGAAACCCCATCACAAACATTCGCCCACCAAGATTCAGATTGATTGTTTTTTTTAAAAATTTTTTGATTTACCTTATCAAGACTTTTAATAGCATTTTTTACATGAAGTCTAGTTTCATTAAAATCTTTTTTATCTTTTGGTAATAATTGTAAAATTTGGTTTAAAAGATTGTTAGTTTTTTCGATATCTTTTTTAATCATTGTTACCATCCAAATTCTTTAAGTAAATCATCTTGTGGTCTTTTAGACTTATAATATAAGGAAGCATCAGAATCATTTATTTTACCCATCAGATAATCATCCCCAGACTCCATCCAATCGTCTGGGCTATCTTTGGACAATTCTTTTTTTATCTCTTCATAAATTTCAGCTTTGTAAGTTTCTGTGTAAGACTCACCATTTTCAGCAGAACCTATAGGAATCCCTCTATTTTTTGACTCTTTTGCATATAACGCCAAACACAAAGCCATAATGGCATCATCGTGAAAACCCTTTGTTGCCTCTGCACGCTTTGTAGATGTGTTCCAAATAAATCCTTTTAACTCTTTGACGAGTCTTTTTGATCTAATTGCCATACTTTTATTGACCAACCGTGTTTGAATCATTTCTAAAAATTTAGGACGATTACTATGCGTTGTTTTAATTCCCGGCTTTGGATTTTTATTGGTTCCTTGTGAAGACTCAAAAAGATTTTCATAAAAAAATTCGTGTTGTAGTTTTTCTAAAACACTTGTTCCATATCCGCCATTGTCCTCAACAACAATTTGAGCGTTATTATAAAGTCTTCCCACCATCGCAACGACTTGAGCAAAATTGTACGGCGGACATAAATTAGAATAAAATTCAGCAACTTGTTCGCAAGTAACAGCATCTATAACCTGTATCACAGAGTTATCATTATCTTCCCCCAAACCGGCTGAGCAATCTATGCCCATTATGTAATCTCTTCCTTCGATTGGTTCACGCCAAATATGAAAAGCCCCCCTGTTCCAAGAATCCATATCGGTAATTCTTTGTTCACGAGCCTCTTCTAAATTGTTCCACTGAGGGAATAGCATTCTTATTGGTTCTATTTGTTGGGTAACCAAATCCAAGTCCACAATAACATCTGTCGGGATATAAGAATCTCCAGCACCAAGAAAGTCACGCATAACTTCTTGAAGCCATCCTTTTTCTCCGAGTTGTGCTCGTGTGGCCTTGACCCATTTGGGGTCGTTGTATTCAGGGTGTTCCCAATAATCTAATTCGATTACATGAAAATCATTTTCTTTTTTCTTTGCACCTTGAAAAATGTCATAATACCAATTTCCCACACCGTTAACGGTAGATATTGTAATGCAATGTCCACCAGTGCTTATTGTGGGAAACATAGCCTTCCAGTGTTTTTCCATTTGAGGAATAAACGCCGCTTCGTCCAAAACAAGATATGTAATAGATCGACCACGAGCAGCTTCTGGTGTGTAGAAAAATAATTTACAACCTGTCTCATTGAATAATTTTTGATGATCGTTATTTTTATCCATATCAGGTCTCATCCAAGATGGCAACTCTATGAGTCCACGTTTAACTATTTCGCCCGCCGCAATAGCCTCACGATCTGATTTTGACAAAACCATTATTGTTTCATCTAATTTGAACATACAACGCCACATACACCACAAAACCGTGACTGTTGTAAGTCCTCCCTGCCTAAATTTTGATAATATGTTAAATCGATGATTTTCATATTCTTGCACACATCTTCTTTGGTAGTTGTATAAGACAAATGGCAACAATCCTCGTTTAGGATGTGCTATTTTTACATATTTGTGACAAAAATAAGAAAATGATAGAGCACACTTCATCAATTCTTTTTTTTGTTTATTGAAGTCATATGCTTCAACTTCTTCAAAACTTTCCAACGGATCAATTTCTAATTCATATTTGTTAAAAGTAAAATATTTTGAATCATATTCACTTTTATAAAATTCTTTTAGAGATTTATATTTGATCTTCCAGTTGGCATCTATATTTTCCCCGGCTATACCCAT